GTTGTAGTAGATGCAGTAGCATGGTGGGAACCAAAGGTTGAGGGCCCAGTTAATCTTTCAGAAGTTAAGCAGTGGATTCAAAACCTAAGAAGACTTGGGTTTGATATTGGAATGGTTTCGTTTGACCGTTGGCAATCTTTTGATATTCAAAATGAGTTGAAGCAGGTTGGAATGAAGACTGATACTGTTTCTGTTGCTAAGAAGCACTACGAAGACATGGCTATGCTTGTATACGAGGAAAGACTTGCTATGCCTGCCATTGATTTATTATTTGATGAACTAACACAGTTAAAGATTATGAAAAATGACAGAGTTGACCACCCCCGCAAAAAGTCAAAGGACTTGGCTGATGCTGTGTGTGGAGCAATATTTGGGGCAATATCACATACCCCAAAAAATATAGACACTGAAGTAGAGGTTCATACTTTTAGGGATAGACCAAAAACTCCAGAGGAGCAATTTGACTTAGAAAGTCGCAATGTGATACAATATAAACCTAGCCAAATAGAAGAGATAAAAGACTATTTGGACAGACTAAAAACACTATAAAAATAAGGAGAAATACCGAATGAATTCATTCAAGAAAATCGCACTAGCCGTGGTTGCAGCCATGACTTTGGGCATGGTCGCCGTAGCACCTGCAAATGCTACAGTAATGACAGTAGCGGTAACGCTAGATGGAACAGCAAATACAACTAATGGTGTAATTGCTACCCCTGCCACATTGCCAGTACCAGCAGACAACACAATCGATGCAGCAGATGCACTACGCTTTGTGGCAACAGTAGCAGCAGGAACATCAGTTTCTGCAGTAGCAACTAACGCAACAATCGTATCAGCACTACACACATCAGCAGCACCAGTCGGAGCATCGTCAGGATCATCATCTTTGACAATTGCAACAGGTACTGGAACAACTGCAACATTCTTTGTCTACACAAAGACAACAGCAATTGGAACCGTTGTAATTAACAATGGTGGAACAACTCTTACATACTATGTACAGGGTACTGCTGGCAAGATCAACAACCTAACAGTTTCAGCACCTTCAGCAGGTGCAGCAGGAACTAAGCAGGATATCGTTGTAACTGCAACAGATGCATTTGGTAACAAGGTATCTGGTAAGTCAATTACAGCAACCGTATTTGCTTCAACAGCAGTTATGGACACAGCAACAGTAACAACTGGTGCTACACTAACAGATTTTGGAACAGCAACCTTCAAGGCTACTCTTCCAACAACTGGCACACGCTCACTTATTACGTTTGCTCCAACAACATCAACAGATGCAGTTGCTGCAGCAGTAGTAGGTTTGACTGCCCCAACACTTGCACCATTTGCAGAAATTGCAGTTCGTGATCTAGTATCAGAACTTGCTGCTGAAAAGGCTGCAAAGGATGCAGCGATTGCTGCTAAGGCTGTAGCAGATGCTGCAGTCGTAAAGGCTGCTTCAGATGCTGTTGCTGCTAAGGCTGCTTCAGACAAGGCACTTGCTGATGCAAAGGTTGCTGCAGATGCAGCACTTGCTGCAGCAGTTAAGGTAGAGACAGATAAGGCTGCTGCTGCTAAGGTAGCATCAGATGCTGCTCTTGCTGCTAAGGATGCACAGATTGCTAAGTTAACTGCAGATAATGCAGCAGCACTTAAGTCTGTAAAGGCTGCATTCAACAAGTTGGCTCTTCAGTGGAACAAGAAGAATCCAAAGGCAAAGGTTGCTTTGCTTAAGTAATCATTCCAACACTAAAGGGGTTGCCAATTATGGTAGCCCCTTTTTTGTGCAATAAAATGGTATAATCATCCTATCAGACATCCTGTCTGCAAGGGGGAAGGCAAATAAAACGACTATCACGAATAGCAATAGCAACATTGTTAGCCTTTGGATGGCTTATTATAGCCCCCACAGAGGCTCATTCTGACGACCCTCTAACTGTTGCAGCCCAAGAAATACAGGAACTTAACGATAGCGTAGATGACCTTGGTTACCAAGATGACTTTATAGATCTTATAGACATAGCAGAAAATAAGTTTACCTATGCCAAAAATGCGATGGAACTTAGAGACGATGCCAATGATTCCTATGATGATGCAGTAGAAGCAGAAGCCACAGCCTTAGAAGCAAAGAACCTTGCCCAGTCAAATATAGATGGGCAGACAGCCACAGTAGCCATTGCTCTTGAGAATAAAGATAGTGCCCTTCAAGATAAGAATGATGCACAGGATGCCTTGAATATATCCAATATAAATGTTCAAACCACTCAGTCAAATATTCAGTCTGCTGGAGGACAGGGTTTGGCATATACGGTTTATCATTTAGCCAGAACCTGGCCAAACATAGCAACTCCAAGCGGAGTTATCTGTTCTGGTACTTGGAACTCAAACTCTATGCAACTGCCAGTTTGCGGTAATAGATATGAAAACTTTGTAGTTAAATTTACTGGAAGAATTACTGTTCCAGATCACTGGACACAAACATATTTTGCAGGATCCACAGACGATGGTTTTAGAATGTATGTTGATGGACAACTTGCTGTCAATAACTGGGTGGAACAGGGTGTTACCTGGAGTGATTACTCTCCAGTGTATGATGTTAGTGAAGACAAGACTTTAGATGTAGAGATATGGTGGTATAACGGAGGAGGTCCAGGATCATATCATCTTGGATGGGCAATTCCTGGAGGTTGGACTGGAGCAGGTTGTGATTATACTGGTGGATGGGGAGTAGGTTTTAGTTGTAACCTTGGAACATTCTCTTCTGGACCAGGACCAACTCAATCACAGTTAAATGCATATGATGAAGCACTTGCAGCAAGGGCTACAGCACAAACAAATTATAATAATAAGTTAGCAGTTTACAATGACAAACTAAGCGTATACAACTCTGAGAATGCAACACTGTCATCAATGAATCAGGTTTTGCAAACCAAAACACAGGAACATCTTGATGCCATTGCAGATACAGAAGATGCTTTAGAATTGAAAAATAGCAGAATAGAAATATATAATCAGTCAGTAATTGATTTAAATAATGCTATTAGTGATGCATGGGATTATTATTATGAGCAGGCACAAAGAGAACTTAATGCTGCTATTGCTCAGGCAGCAGCCAATGCTGCAGCCAATCAGCCTACCCCAGAACCCACACCAGAACCTTCTCCAGAACCAACTGAAGAGCCAACAGATGAACCAAGCCCAGAGCCCTCACCAGACCCTACAGATGAACCAACTGAAGAGCCTAAACCAGAACCATCTCCAGAGCCTACAGTAGACCCTACAGATGAGCCTACACCTGAACCTACCCCAGAGGTTACACCAGATCCAGAACCAACTGAGGAGCCAGTTGTAGAGCCTACCGAAGAACCTACCCCAGAACCTTCACCAGAACCTGGACCAGATCCAGAGCCAGAAGATAATCCTTGGACTGAACCAGATGCAGAAATCAAAGATGAAGTATTAGCAGCCCTCATTCCTGAAAAGGGAACTGGCACATCAGAAGATTTATCTGGAGTTATTGCTAACCTTACAAGCAAGGATAATAAGTTAGTTACTCTTTCCCCTGAACAAATTACAGCAGTCAGTCAAACACTTAAATCTTTAACACAAGAAGCAAAGGCAGAGGTCGCAGAAGAACTTGGAATTGCTCCATCAGAAGTTGCAAAGATAGCAGAGATTATGAAATCAGAACCTGCAGTTGCAGCAGCATTTGTTGAGTTCGCAGAAAGAGCAGGGGATGCAGGAGAAACCCCAATGCCATTTACATTAGCAGATGCAGTAACAGAAGTACAAACAGAAGCATTTCTTGAGGATCCACTTGGAGCAGTATTTGAAGTGGATGTTGCAGAACTCCTATCTAATTTCTCTGAATTAGGTATGGACATGACAGATGATCAGAGAGAAAAAGCCCAGGAAGTCATTATCCCAGTAATCATTGTTTCACAGATTGCAAATGTAATGATTGGGATGAGGAGGTAATATGAAAATAATAACAAAGGTTGTGAAGGGATTCTTCACATGGCTAAAAGATGCAGGGGTGGAAATAATCGCACAAGCCTTTACCCTCCTTGGCTTCTTCATAGCATGGCTAACTTTGACGGGATCAGCAAGAGACATTGTTGGTATTGCAGTACTTGCAACCACAGTAATCTGGCTAATTACAATCCCACTAAGAAAGGAGGACTAAAATGGCGACAAGAAAAAAGGTAGTAGAGGCTCCTAAGAAGGAGCATCCACAAAAGGCTTTGACAAATGTTTTGATGCGTATCGTAGCAGTGTTCGCTGCTTCTGGTCTATCAGTACTTGGTGCTGGAGCAGTAGTAGGAATTGATACAGTCCAGGCAGTTATGCTTGCAGGCTTGTTAGGCGTAGCAACAGTCATCGAAAGACTGGCAAGGGCTTTTTTGGACGATGGCAAACTTACAATCGCAGAAATAAATGAAGCATTTAAGACTGTAGACAAAAAGGCTAATTAGTCATTGTAGGTTATAGTTGACAGCCCTCTCTGGGCAATGGTATACTTAAGTATCACCTATCTGGAGAGGGCTTTGTCATGACCTGTATTGTTGCTTTACGCCATGAAGAAAAAGTTTATATGGCTGGAGATCGTGGAGCATCAGATGATGGAGTCATCCTTGCACTTGAGTCACCAAAGGTTTGGAAGGTTGGTCCTTATTTAATTGGATATGCTGGATCAATGGACGGAGATAGAATCAGACATAACTTCAGACCATCAGCACCCAACATTAAAGACACCGATAAGTATATGCATACAAAGTTTATTAAAGAACTTCGTGAATTCTATAATGAGTTTTGGATTGACACATCTAAAGAAGGCGAACTTAGTTTAATCATTGGTATTCGTGGAGAAATATATGAGCATAGTTCTGGAGATATGTCTTTGTCTAAGTACTCATTGCCATATATTTCTATTGGCTCTGGTTCAGAGTATGCATATGGAGTAATGTATGCAACAGACAAACAAAAAAATGCAAGGAATAGAGTACAACAAGCAGTATCTGCAGCAATTAAATTTAACCCATCTTGCATGGGACCAGTTGACATCATAAGCGCTTAGGAGTATACTTATAATATGAGCGAAGAATTTGAAGAGATCCTAAAGGACATTCAGAACATAGAGTCAGACTTTGATGAGTTTGAGATCTGGCTTGAAAACGGAATTGAGCGGGGATGGGTAACAGAGCCGTTCTGTAATACTCATGAAGGAGATCCCTACATGACAGATGAAGAAGCAGCAGAGTGGGAAGAGGGCGGAGACCCTTGCCAAGTAGTTTTAAAAATCAAACAATAATAACAACAAGGAGAAAACAATGAAGAAAGTACTACTATCACTACTAACAATTGCACTTGCATTTACAGCAATTGCACCAGCACAAGCAGAAGATCAAAAGGTTTTAGCAATCATTGACTCTGCTATTGATTCTACAAAGTTTAACTCAATTATTCACGAAGTTTGCTTTACAACAGCAAAGAGCATGGCCTGTCCTAATGGTCAGTTATTTATGGAAGGACCAAAGGCAGCATCAGCACCATGGCCAATGCAGAAGAATAAAATCAACTTTGACCTAAACAACGCAACCTTCCATGGTGATGCTATGGTTAAGTCCGCATTGACAGTAAATCCAAACTTAAAGATTGTATTTATTCGATTTAACGATGTCACAACTCTTGGAAACTCACGAGGAGATGCAAAAGCCCTGGCCTTGGCATTTGATTGGGTATCAAAGAATGCATCTAAGTACAGCATCGATGCTCTTTCAGTAAGTCAGTCCTCAGTAAGTGCAGGAAATCTTGCACTGTGTACAAGAGATACAGTTACCATTAATGCAGTAGCATCATTGAGTGCTAATAACATTCCAGTTTTTGTTGCAACTGGCAATGACCGTCGAACAGATGTTATCGGATTTCCATCATGCGTTAATGGTGTAATTCCTGTTGGAGCACTTGCAAATGAAACTCAACTTGAAAGAGCAACCAATACAGGGCCTGGCCTTGCAATGGTTTCACCTGGCAAGGTAAGCATCACAAAGTATAATGGGTCTCCAACAGATACTGCTGGAAGTTCTGTAGCGACTGTAGTTTCTGCAGCATCATATGTAAATCGCAACACATTTAAAACTTTTGGAGAGTACCTATCATCTCTTCCAAAGATTTTAATTGGTACAGCATCATACATTCGTAATTAAATAATAGTCCTAGGCATGACTTTAAACTGCCCCATTGCCCTATAACTCAGTTGGTAGAGTGCCGAACTGTTAATTCGGATGTCCCTGGATCGAGGCCAGGTGGGGCAGCAAATAGTGTATAATGGTTACATAGAAGTAAAACAACAAAGGAGATAAACAGTGTTAAATTCAAATATGCCAGCACCAAAGTTTACAAAAGAGCATAGATTTTTTGAAAGATATCTAGATAATGATTTAGAAGAGTTGTCTAGATTTTTAGAAAAAAAGTATGCGATGATTGAAAATGCAACCTTGCCTGGCGTAACCTCAATGGAAAAAGACAAGGGAATTTTTTTAGAGTCTGGAAGTTTGTCAACAGTTAAGTGGAAAGAATATAATGTCTTTCAGTTTTACCATAAGTCTTTATACAAACTAAACAGGGCAATCTCAGACACAGTTAAAGAGGCATGCGAATACTACGACGTAGATTTTGAAAAGCAGAACTACTACATCCAAGGCTGGTTTAACATAAATAGAGCAGAGGTTGGAAAGTTAGACTACCATGATCATGGAAGCCCAGGCGCTCCAAACTTTCACGGATACTATTGTGTAAATGCAGAACCATCCATAACTCATTACAAACTGTTTAATGATCCTTCACGAATTGTTGATAATGTAAACAAAAACAATCGCCTAGTTGTTTCAGAAGTAGGACACCCACACGCTATGGGTGACTGGGATTGGTCTGGGCCAAGAATTACTATTGCATATGATGTTCAACCTTTAGATGTAATTATCTCTGCAGGAAGGACCATACCAGAACAGCACTGGTTCCCACTACTATAAAATGAAAAAAATAATTAAGATGATAAGGTATTACATTATTAAGAGAAGAATTAAAAAACTTCCCAGAGATAATGACTATATTTATTAATTTGGAGACTAATGTTAATACTGGGTGTTAATGAGACTACACATGACGCATCTGTATCTCTAATAAAAGATGGTGAGATTCTTTTTGCTGGCCACGCAGAAAGATATAGCAAACAAAAAAATGACTGGTTTACCAACAAAGAACTAATCAAAGATGCACTGCAATATGGGTATCCAGATCAAATAGCATATTATGAAAAGCCTTTACTTAAGAAACTTAGAGTAAAGACTAAGGGTGGCTTTGGTGGAGACAGACCATGGTTTGAATCTACAGAACTTGGAGATTTACCAAGAAAAAACTTTGGCCATCACTACTCTCACGCATCAGCAGGTTACTATACGAGTTCATTTAGCGATGCCTGTATAGTAGTCTTAGATGCAATAGGAGAGTTCAATACGTCATCAATTTGGATTGGTGAAGGTGAAAAAATTAGATTAAAGTATAAGCAAAACTATCCAGTTAGTTTTGGATTGTTCTACTCAGCATTTACACAACTTGTAGGTCTAATGCCAAACCAAGAAGAGTACATTATGATGGGTATGGCAGCATACGGTGACTGGCGCAGATACTATAAAGAGGTTGATGAGTATTTCCCAGAATATGATCAACAAAAGTATAACTTCCATAAAGGAATTCATGACTGGGGAATGCCTATAACAGAGCAAGATAAGTTTGATATAGCAGCAGCAGTTCAAATGGTATATGAGCAAAGATTAAATGATTTTATGCGTATGGCAAAAAGAATGACTGGAAAAAAGAACTTAGTGTTTATGGGTGGATGTGCTTTGAATTCGTCAGCAAATACACTCCTATGGAACATATTTGATATGATTTGGATTATGCCAAACCCTGGAGATGCTGGTAGTTCTTTGGGCGCTGCTGCAGCACTATACGGAAAGCATCTTGACTGGAAGACTCCATATCTTGGTTATGATCTTGGAGGAGAATACCCAGTCCAGAAAATTGTGGACGGTATATTGAAAGACGGAATCGTAGCAGTAGCAACTGGAAGAGCAGAGTACGGTCCAAGAGCATTAGGAAACAGAAGTATACTTGCTGATCCAAGAGACCCGTCAATTAAGGATAAAGTTAATCTAATTAAGCAGAGAGAACTGTTTAGACCATTTGCTCCAGTAGTACTTGAAGAGTGTGCATCTAAATGGTTTGATATGGACTTTACAAGCCCTTATATGCAGTATACAGTTAAGTGTCTACAGCCTGAGAAAATACCTTCTGTAGTCCATGCAGATGGAACAT